CCTGGGATTTTGATTCGGCAAAGTCTCTGATCGACCGGATCGCCGCGTGTAGTTGGAAAACCCCGTATGGTATTGACCCAAATACATACATCCCGGAGGACAGGATTCATGTCTAAATTGATTGATTTAAGTGGCAAGCGATTTGGAAGATTAACAGTCATTGGTCGCGCAATAAACTCTCCCGGAGGAGAATCGCAATGGTTTTGCAAATGTGATTGCGGTAATTTGAAAATCGTACAAGGAAATCATTTGAGGGATGGAGCAACACAATCTTGTGGATGCTTAGCAGCAGAAAACCGATTTGTAGTTAATAAAATACACGGGGGAGCGAATGAGCGTTTATACAAGGTTTGGTTGGGAATCAGAAAGCGTTGCTTTAATCCAAACGAACCTGCTTTTCCGAATTACGGCGGTAGGGGCATAACGGTTTGTTGTGAGTGGGAAAACTATCAGGCATTTCGTAAGTGGGCATTAGAAGCCGGGTACAACGAAAACGCTCCTCGCGGGAAGTGCACCATTGACCGGATAAATGTTGATGGTAATTATGAACCCTCCAATTGTAGGTGGGTAGACATGAAAGTGCAAAGGAACAACCAGAGGCCTTTACTCAAAAAGCGCAGTGAGGTATATGAATGGACTACGACCTGAAGGAGCTGCTCAACTATATTCCCTGTTCGTCCTGCGATTATCAGGAATGGACCAACGTGGGCATGGCCTTGAAGCAGGAGGGTTATACTGCCGCGGACTGGGACTCCTGGAGCAAACAGGACGGAGCCCGCTACCATCCCGGCGAATGTTTCCGAAAATGGGATACATTCCAAGGGTCCGACAATCCGGTTACGGCCGGAACGATTGTGCAGATGGCGCGGGACTACGGCTGGACGCCCCCGCGCCTCGAGGGCTCGGAGCTCGACTGGTCCGATATGATCGGGGGCAAGGACGATCTCGTGATCGTGGACAGGCGTTGGATCGAGGGGCAGGACCTTGTCGAGCCGGCCGACTGGCGCCCGGCCGACGAGCTGATCAAATACCTCGAGACGCTGTTCGAGGCCAATGAGAACGTCGGATATGTCACCGACACATGGGAGAAGGATGGCAAATACCTGCCTTCCAAAGGCGCCTGGGACCGCACAGCCGGGCAGCTGATCCAGGAGCTGTCTCATTGCGATGGAGACATCGGAAGGGTTTTCGGGGACTACAACCCAGAGGCAGGGGCATGGATCCGGTTTAACCCGCTCGACGGCAAGGGCGTCAAAAACGAAAACGTGACCGAGTTCCGCTATGCCCTTGTGGAGTCAGACGATATGGAGCTGGACAAGCAGGCCGCGATCATCCGGGAACTGGAACTGCCCGTCGCGGCTATGGTTTACAGCGGCAAAAAATCCATCCATGCGATTGTGCATGTCGACGCCGGGACCTATGAGGAATACCGCAAGCGCGTCGATTACCTCTATGAGGTCTGCAAGAAAAACGGCTTAAAGGTTGACAACCAGAACCGAAACCCCTCTCGGCTGTCCCGGATGCCTGGCGTGATCCGTAACGGCCACAAGCAGTATCTGATCGACACGAACTTCGGGAAAGCATCTTGGGACGAATGGAAGGAATGGGTCGAGGCTGTCAACGACGAGCTGCCGGATATGGAATCCCTCGAATCAGTCTGGAACGATATGCCGGATCTGGCTCCCCCGCTGATCAACGGCGTGCTCCGGCAGGGACACAAGATGCTGCTTGCCGGGCCCTCAAAATCCGGAAAATCGTTTGCTCTGATCGAGCTCTGCATAGCGATCGCCGAGGGGCGTGAGTGGGTCAAGTGGCAATGCGCCCGCGGCCGGGTGCTCTATGTCAACCTCGAGCTGGACCGTGCTTCCTGCCTGCACCGCTTTGCGGACGTCTATACCGCAAAGGGCTGGGATCCGGATCATCTGCAGAACATCGATATCTGGAATCTTCGTGGAAATTCCGTCCCGATGGATAAGCTGGCACCCAAACTGATCCGACGGGCAATCAAAAAAGGGTACCTCGCCGTGATCATCGACCCGATCTACAAGGTCATCACCGGAGACGAGAACAGCGCCGATCAGATGGCTCGTTTCTGCAACCAGTTTGACAAGGTCTGCCACGAGCTGGGGGCCGCGGTGATCTACTGTCATCATCACAGCAAGGGCTTCCAAGGCGATAAGCGGTCAATGGACAGGGCCTCCGGCTCCGGCGTCTTCGCCCGGGACCCTGATGCGCTGCTGGATATTGTGGAGCTGGATCTGCCCGACGGCAGCGGCACCGGCAAAACCGCATGGAGAATCGATGGGACGCTCCGTGAGTTCCCGCGCTTCGATCCAGTCAATATCTGGTTCGATTACCCGGTTCATTATGTCGATAATTCCGGCGCCCTCAAGGACATTCAGCCGGAAAGCAATACTTCATGGCGCCGCAATTTTAGCAAAAAGAAATCTACCGGTGAACGCAAGACCGACCGGGCGCAATCTCTTGAAACAGCCTATGAGGCCCTCAAGATGAACGGAGAAGTGACCGTCCGGGGCCTTGCCGAATACCTCGATAAGACAAAGGAAACCGCTCGAAAATATATCAAAGAGAGCCGGGATTTCTATGTTTCAAACGGAACGGTTTTCAAAAAGTGAAAATCGTAAAAACGAACGAAATATCGGTGTTTTATCGAAAAATCGTTCGTTCCGCGAAAAAAACAAGAAAAACGAAATTTCTCGAGAATTCGTGTTTCGCTTGAAAATTTCGAAAGACGTCAAAAAACGAGCGAAAAGTCGGTGTTTTCACCGAGAAATCGCGAAAAGCGAAAAAACGAGCGAATTTACATACTACGTATGTATTTTCTTCTCGATTTCTCGCGCCCGTCGTGGGGACAAAAGTGTGTGGCGGAAGCTACCGCCGCACACACAACTTTTTCCCCCGGACGACTATGCCAGATTTTTTTAGGAGGCGAAGTTTTTGATGGAATTTTTTATGCCGATGATCCCGCCGTCCGCAACCCATCAGGAGAAGGGACAGAACCGGAAGACGGGTAAGTATTACGAACCGGAGAACGTCAAGGCGGCACGGTCGAAGTTGATCGCCTATCTCGCTGGGCACCGGCCGGAGGTACCGATCGAGGGACCTGTCGCGTTGATAACCATATGGCAGTTTCCTATAACGGGCAAACACCGGGACGGTGAGTGGAAGACGTCCAAACCGGATACGGATAATTCCGTGAAGCTGTTGAAGGATTGCATGACCCACCTGCATTTCTGGAAGGACGACGCGCAGGTGGCCAGCGAGCTGATTATGAAGCGCTGGTCCATACATCCCGGTATCTACATAAAAGTCAAAGAAATAATCGATGAGACCGTGCCCGATGATTGAAACAACAGGAGGCGCCACGATGAAAGAGATTACCCGAGATGATCTTCGGAGCTTTCTCCGGCAATACACAAAACTCAAATGGGCTCGCCACCTGGCCATTATGCGTCTTAGGGAAGCACAGGATGGAATCTATCCACGTATGGAATTGAACGGAGCCCCGCACGGGACCTCGCCTTCGGAGGGTGCCGCAGCGGTGGCCCTCCGGATTGAGTCCAGTTATGAGCAGCTCGAACAAATCGACTTAAAGCTCAAGGAAATCGAAGCTGTTATTGACGTGCTCCCTGCGGAGAGTACGGAGCATTCCGTTCTTGGATATCGATTCTTACAGGATCGTACTTGGGCCTACATAGCAACCCGGATCCCGTACAGCAGCCGGCGCCTAGAAGATTACGAGTATATGGGCTTGGACACGTTACTGCAAAATGAAAATGTTCGTGCTGCCGTTCGGAAGCACACAGGACAATCCGAGACGAAAAAGTGACAGGAGGTTATAAAATGCCGATCATCATAAAAAGAAAGTGGTCAAAAATCGAAAAGTTGCTTTTAATTGCGGCGGCACTGGTGGCCGCGATCACGATTGCCGTTCTGGTTTACGGCGTCACAGCCACGACCATCAAAGCACGCGAAGAAATCGCACGCAGGCGGCAGGTGGACAGTCTGCCAATCGCCACAAAACAGATTCCCGTAGAACTGCATCAGCCGTCGGATAAAAACAAAGCCCCGCCTCTTTTGTCTGGATTCCCAGTTGATATGGAAAAGCGGGACGGAATCCGATTCTTTGAGTACACTACATTTTAAGAGAATAAGAAAAGCCCTCCCGGGAAATGGGAGGGCTTCTTTTGAACGACTACACGTCAAGCTTTTTAACTAAATACTGCTCAGTCGCTTCGTCCAGCATATCTTCCCAAGATTTAAATTTTGTGGTAGAAGAAATGTGGGAATCAAGCGTTTCTTCAGGGATGGCATCAAATTCTTCTGATGTTTCGGCGTGGAAACCTCCCGCATCCATCAGTTCATCAAAGGTGGAAAACTGGGTGTTTTTAAGCATGAAAGCTGGCGTAAATAGATCGGAAAACGGGACTTCTTGCCGTTGTGCTGCTTTTTTTGCGTCCTCTTCCATCTCATTAAATTGCTTCTGCAGCTCTTCTAAGCCATCGACTGTAAAACTTGCCATTATTTCAACCTCCCTTCAACCATTTTTTATCAGCATCAGCACAGGAGCGCAACAACGAACGAGAGGATTGGAAAACATCGAGCGAGGTGTTCAGGCGCCTCGCTCAGGGAAGTTGAATTCATCCTTTTTTTGGCTTGGTTTGCGAAAGTGCACTCCCTGCAGCTGTCTTGCTATCCTTCCCTGTGCGTTTGTCCTTTAGCACTTTAGAAGCTGCTTTTGCTGCTTCAGGACTTGTCTGCTTAGAATTCGATTTTGCCATTTTCACTCACCTCCTTTTCTTACTTTAAAATTTCATTTATATAAAGAAATAATAAGGGATACTGCTGAGACGAGCAAAGCAAGCGTTGAGATTGCCTTAGGGTAATTATTATTAAAAGCTTCTTTGCGAAGGCTTTCAATATACGACTTGCCAGGCAGGGTTATTCGTATAGAACCGTCACCAATTGGGTATCCGTCGGGATCTTGTCCTACAACCACTTCTTCGGCAAAGCCATTTTGATATAACACATGTTCATTTGGGTTTAAATAGTGTTCACCTGATGTAAACATGGTGATACGGTTTATCTCATCGCGGCTTAAAATGTTTTGTTTGTATAGCTTTTTTAAAAGTTTTAATGAGAGTTTATCCATAAACGTTCCCTCCTTAAACCGTTCAAAATAGGATGTGCCCGCCTGTGCGTTATGTTCAGTCGTCCATCAATTTCAAGATTGAACAAATCAAATTTACGACTGCAGTAGTAAGAACCACTATTTCATAAATCGTCATTGGTAGCACCCCCTCTTTTTTCAAAGAAGGCGTTCATTGACGCTCAATTCAACCAATATGGTCGATAAAATATGGAACAAAGATCAATCACTTCGACGGGCACGCCCTTATAATATCACAAAATTTTCCAAATTCAAACACGATTTTCTAAAATAATATGTCTTTGACTAACATATTTATTTTATTTTTATTTCGGACAGAAGGATTGCGTACTATTGCGCGTTTTACATGTTACAGTAGTATCGTGAAAAGCCGGATAACGTCCGTGCAATCACCGTTTTATGCGTCCACTCCTTTTTTCATAGAGCATGGAGAGGTGTTCCTTCGGGAGCGTCTCTCCATGTTCGTGTAATTGGATTTATAAAACTCCCGCCGGATAACGAGGTGGTGTAAGATGTGGCGAAAGGTAAATATCAGAACTGGCTGACGCCCGACGGCCGCGTTTTACTGGAAGCGTGGGCGCGTGATGGCCTAACTGATGAGCAGCTTGCCGCGAAAATGAGCATCTCCCCTTCTACGCTTTACGATTGGAAACAGAAGTACCCGGAGATTTCGGAGGCCTTAAAAAAGGGCAAGGAAGTCGTCGATGTCGAGGTTGAAAATGCCCTCCTGAAGCGTGCAAAGGGTTATGAATATGTTGAAGAAAAAATCGAGGTCGAAACCAACCGACGCGGTCAGATGGTCAGCAAGAAAGTCGTTCAAACGGTTAAGCAGGTAGCTCCGGATGTCGGCGCCGCGGCATTCTGGCTGAAGAACCGGAAACCGGATATATGGAGAGACCGTCCCAATGGCGCGGACGATGATGCTGGCCAGCTCGAACAGCTGTTGAAGGGATTGCGGCAG